TAAATGCTCTAGGACGCACTGACATTATCTGTGTCGATGATGCTCGTGCTAATATAGAACTGGCCTATTCTGAATGGCATACTGTTGACGAGTTCTATAACAATTTCAATCAGTGGCACACAGTTGAAGTAGTATATCACGAAGGTGCGATATCTAGTACAACAGAGCGTGATAAAAATCTAATACAAAGAAAAAATAAAAATCCTACATTTTTTCTTATAGATAAAGCAATCGAGCATGATTTTCTTTTGTCATATGCTAGCTCTGCCAGTGTGTATGGCAGCGGCCCGAGCTTTAAAGAAAATCAACCTCTTGATCCTAGATCCTTGTACGCACAAAGCAAAGCTGATATAGATTACTACACAGCTATCAAATTATTAGAAAACCCTAGAGCTAAGTTACAGGGCTGGAGATACTTCAATGTCTACGGCAACGGTGAAAAGCACAAAGGGTCACAGGCGAGTCCTATACACAAGTTTTCTCAACAGGCGCAGGTAGAAGGCAGTGTATTTGTGTTCAAAGGCAGTGAGAATTTTCTAAGAGACTTTATCTGCGTAGAGGATATAGTTAATATTAAACTATCAGTGGGCCATTGGCACAGTGGCATATTCAATTTAGGTACAGGCGCAGTAGTTTCTTTTAAAGATGTAGCTGAGCTTGTTGCTAAGAAATACGATGCTTCGATAAAAGAAATAGAGTTTCCTTTCGAATTAGAAGGACAATATCAAAAGTATACCTGTGCTGATATAGAAAAATTAAAATCAGTGATCGGCGATTATCGATTTATTTCTGTAAAAGATTTTCTAAATCGAGCCTAATCTTTTTTAGTTCTCTTCTTGCTTCTACGTGAAAAGAATAATCAACAGGAGCAAGACTGACATTTACTAGTGTGTCGTCGATTCTTTTTATAGCCTCTATAAATCTTTTTAACAGTTTTTCAGCTTCATTCTTTTTGACACCATCAAGCTGATTTATAACTTCTGTGAATCGATCAAGATCCTTTTGAAATTGAGGATTATTTTTTATAGACAACACACTCATTCATTCTTCCCCATTAATAAAATAGTGTCAATCTTTGTTTGAATAATTTTATTTGTTAGAGTAGATTTTAGACCAGTGTGTATGTTTTTTGGAAGATTCTGTAACGAAGCCCAACAATAAGTATCGCCATTTTTAGCAATAAAATCATCTTCGATCAAACAGATGTAGGTTGAATATTCAAACCCTTGGTCTTGACTCAGATATAATTCGATAGGTATTAGTCTAGATTCTTTTTCATAGAAAGAATCGATGACTGGTTGAGCATCTTCTATTACTGACTTGGCCCGAACGAATGTAGGCACAGACCACTTCCCGTCATCTAACAACAGGAAGATCCTAGAAGATTTTTTAGAAATAAACAGTATGCCAGCATGTTTTTGCATGCTATTATGTATCTGTTTTAGAAATCAAAACTCCAATAACCGGCAGTGTATTCGCCCTCAAAACTCTTGAGCCACTGATCTCCGTCCCACTTATATTGTATTTTGGTTCTTAAATTGGTGACATATTTTGTTGTAGTAGTTGCGGAAGCATCTAAAGACACGATCCATTTTGCTCCGTTCCACTCTATAATATCGTTAGCTGATGCGATAAGATCTTCGTTGCCTAGGCCTTTCCACCCATCTGGACCATCTTGATTTATAGCATTGCCGATATCCTCTAATATAAGATATCGTGTTCCAGTAGCAATAGCTGCCTTTGATCCAAATGTTGTCACGGGATTAAATGTCTGAGGATTTATTATAGAAGTTATGTGAGGTATATTGTTTGGAGGCAATGTATCGTTGTCAAACTCAACAACCAAATATGTTGGATCTAACTCGTTAATGGCAAATGTACCTACGATTTCACTGCCACTTGGTTGTAAAAATCTTATTCGACTTATGTTTGGACGATAGTTCATGTACTGTAGTATGACCTTATTCCAGTCAAGTCGATCACCGGACTTCAATGGCAATTCAAGACCTAGGTCTCGCAATGCTTCGTTGGCTTCGAGTACAGAAACGTAATAAGTTCCCATATCAGCACCTGTTACTGATTTATCAGCAACTAGTAGAACTCCGTATCCGCCAGGAGTAACAGCAGTTGAATAAATGTTTGCGCCTTGAGCATCTGAGAAATTATAAGCTAATTCGTTTAATGGTCTTATGTCTCCAGATTCATTAAACATATTCATAATAATATTTTGTATAACGCCTAGCTTCTTAACCTTGACAGGCGGAGAAATGTATATAGGCATTTCAAAATCTAAAGTACAGATGTCTATATCTTCCTCTGTTCCTTGAGGAATAGATCTAGAACTAAATGTTGTAGACTGTAGCATGATTGTGCTTAGACTGGTCCAGTCAATGTAATTGTCGGTGGTCTGTACTTCTAGGCTAGGATTAAACAATACCAACATCTGTTCTAACAACTGTAATTTTTGATCAGTATTAGATGTCCATAAATCACAGCGCATAGTTAATAAAAACGGTGTCGGCATTAATCTTTCAACAGTATAACCGCCACCTTGATAGTTTTGATAGACTGGTTTACCTTCATCGTCGTAGTCATAAGCACGTTCTCTTATGTTTACTTTTGAAATAAATGACGGGTCTGCTAGTCTAGATCTGTCTAATTCCAATGCTGTTACATAACAGGCAATACGAGGAACACTAGGAAGTTTGTTTCCTGAGTTTTCTCTGATCACGTTAGCTACCTGTTTGCTAAGATCACCGTACATAACTGGCACCTGTTTCAACGTATTGTCACCGGCCTTATAACTAAAACCGATAAAGATACGCATAAATTGTGTAATGTAGCGTCTTATCTGACCGTCATAAAAGAAATCCATTATTCATCTGCCTTTGGTCGTAGTGCCTTGCTAAGGCTTTGTTTCTCTTGTATTTGTTTTCCGTCAATAGTAGATACTGTGTTATTGTTAATAAATGTACCTTTCTGATTAAGTCTAGTATCAGCGGAATCTGTTCCATTGTTACTCATAGTCATTCGTACATTATCTTCGTATTTGACCCAACGTGTTCCGTTATATCTAAACAGTCTCTTTGGAAAATAATCTGTTCTTAGGCAAAATTGTCCTTCGACTGGCGTCTGAGGGAATGCTATACCACTGGTAAAAGGAGCACCATTTGGTGTAATACCATCTTCGTGATAGCTTTGGTATCCGTCTTTAACTGGAGAAGCAACAATCATACTAGCGTCACTGCCTGCGTTAGGATCAGCATTGTCTGCGGTAACTGTATCTTTATCTACTGTGTTTAGTTTTATTTTACCATTTTCATCTAACGGCACAGTATAGAACATAGATGTGTCGTAGCCACTTCTTGGAGCATCTGCTTCTGCTTGATCTAAAACTGCGTTTGTGATCTGCATTTCTTTTTCGTAGGTGCTCATTATTTCTCTTAAGGTATCGGCATCTCTGTAGTAGGTACTGTTAGGAGGAGCAATTCCAGTTACCTGTGCGGTCACTGTGTATTTTCTACCGTCTGGGCCAGTAACAACATCATCAGGATAGTATGTTGCGGCTGGGTTGTATGTGCCTTTGAAGTTTTCAGTATCGGCGATTCCATCTAATATCTGTTTAAACTCTTGACTGTCTACTAAAGGTTTACATTTGGCTCTATACAAGTGAGGATACCAAGTAGCTGAAAACCCTTCAGCTGCTCTGTTAACTTCTTCTATGACATAAAATCTTTTTAGAGCAAATTTAAGATCATTAAGAGCATGATCGTCCTTCAAATGGGGCAACTCGAGAACATCACCTGCCATAATTTTACGACCTATTTTTTCTATAGTGTCGTTGATATGGAATGTAATAAAAATTACGTCATTTTGTAAGAATAGACCAAACTGACTTAGGTTAAAGTCTATGTCTTGTATGTTGTATATGCCCCTCATAAGATAGATATCTGGGTCATACTTACGATCTCTGTTTTCTAAAAACAAAAGATCTTGTATTTGTAGTTCAGGAATACCGCTGGTATAGTTCGGTATTGTAGGGCTGCTTTCACCAGGAGCAGGAGCACCTGGCCCTACATACTTGTGTAGCAGCACATCCGTACCGCCTACTTGGAACATCTCCCAAATATTACGGTCAAAAAATCTGTAATCGTTGCCTTTTTCGGGCTTGTATAAACTGAGTCTTGGCATAGTCATATATTTACCGCTGTAATAAATACTAGCATGAGCCAAATAGATCAAGAAAAACAAAAAGTCTACGATTACTGTAAAACCATGTTGGGCGACGGTATGGTTGATGTAGAGCTAGACCCTATACATTATACAACTGCGCTGGATAGATCTCTTGCTATATTCAGACAACGCGGTGATAATTCAGTGGAAGAAAGTTTCGCATTTTTGAAGCTGGAAATAGATCAAAACGAATACATACTACCTAAAGAAATACAGGTAGTTAGAGAAGCGTATAGAAGATCTATAGGATCTCGATCGGGCGGCGGAAACGGTGGTACTGTTTTTGAGCCGTTTAACTTGGCCTATACAAACACTTATTTGTTAAGCTCAACAAATATGGGCGGGCTGTTAACATACGAACTTTTTGCTGGCTATCAAGAACGTGTGGGCAAAATGTTTGGCAGTTTTATTCAGTTTACATGGCACGCTCAATCACACAAATTAACTATTCACCAAAGACCAAGATCCGATGAAGAGATCATGCTTTGGGTATACAACACACGGCCAGACCACGCTATACTTACAGACACTTATGCTAATATCTGGATCAAAGATTATACTTTGGCTAACTGTAAGATGATGTTAGGACAAGCTCGTGAAAAATTTGCCAGCATAGCAGGCCCACAGGGAGGCACACAGCTCAACGGAGCAGCCCTCAAACAAGAAGCCCAAGCAGATATCGAAAGATTGACAGCGGAACTAGTGAACTTTGTACCAGGTACAGCTAACGCAGGATACACATTTGTGATTGGCTAAGCCACTCTTGACACAGAACTAAAAGCCCTTTATTATATAACAAATAGAGGGCTTTTTTATGATCATAGGAATCTGCGGTTTTATTGGAACAGGAAAAGACACGATAGCAGACTATCTTGTTAACTTCCACGAGTTCCGTCGTGATAGTTTTGCCGGCACACTAAAAGATGCCGTTGCTGCTGTGTTTGGCTGGGATCGTGTACTGCTTGAAGGACGTACTAAAGAAGCACGTGAGTGGCGAGAACAGGTAGATCCGTGGTGGGCGCAGCGTATGGGGATGCCTCACTTAACGCCACGTTGGGTATTACAGTACTGGGGGACAGAAGTCTGCCGCCAGAGCTTCCACGATGATATTTGGATTGCCAGCTTAG